GAGAATTCAGACCTTGTATTCGATGCTGACTACACTGCGTTTGATAGTACGATCCACCCAAATACGCTTGACGCGTGGGCGGATATCGTTAATGGAACAATGGGTGGCTCGGAGAGCACGAGAAGAGCTAGGAGGACCCTTGTGAGATATTCGCATGACCGTATTGCACAAGTTGCTAACGTTCAGGTGAAGATCAATCAGGGAATGGCCTCAGGGATGCCTTTTACTGCCGTTGGTAATAGTGGGTGTAACTCTATTTACCTGCGTGTAGCGTGGTTGATGTTGGCGAAGAAGCACTCACCAAGTGATTTTGATCTGCGGGCGTTCGACAAGAATGTTCGCTGCATTGTCTATGGAGATGACAACGTCGTGACTGTTAAGGCACAGGTGTCGAACTGGTACAACCTCCGAGCTATCGCCCTAGAATTGGAGCCCTTTGGGATTCTGATGACGGACGGAGCGAAGAACCCGCGCCACATGACCCAGCCATTCAGTAACTGGAATGACGTGAGATTTCTCAAGAGAGCTTTCAAGCTAGATGGGGCCACAGGATTGTATTTGGCACCTCTGGATAAGAAGACCATCATTGATAGGATTCGCTATGTGAAGAGCAAGAATTGGTGGCCAGACTTGGAGATGAGAGTGGAAATGAGTCTAGTGGATTGCATGATGCATGGAGAGGAGTACTTCGAGGCTTTCAAGTATTTCGTGAACAGTGCGATGACTGAACGAGGTTTCCCAACCTTCACAGTTGGTTACACTGCTGAGCGGTTGCGATGGGAGATAGCCTCCTGCCTGTTGAAGTTGGAAGCAGGAAATGAGTTGACCTACGCGCGGGTTGGTAGAAATAACCAAATCGAGGTCTTCCACACAAATGACGACCGCGCACCAACTGCCATTGGAGGGATCCAATACCTTCGCCTAGAGGGGCCACGGCCACCGCAGGGGACGGAAGGGAATACTCTCGAGATTTGGCAGAGCCCGCGAACTGTTGTTGTGCAGCAACCGCCAGCCAACCCACCGCCTACTTTTATAGGGGGGTTGACGTTGGCGCAGCTGCAACAGGAACTGAACTCGCGGCCAGCTGGACTAACACAAGCCCAGTTGCAACAAGCACTGAGCAACCAGGTACCAGGCCTGAGTTTGCAGCAGCTCCAGAATGAGCTGAACAACCGAGTACCGCCCCCTAGAGGTGTAGATGGAGCCGAGATGTTGAACCTTTTGGGACAGCTTCGACAGGCCGTCAACGCTGATGTGGTGCGTGAACTCAATGCGAGACCATGTGGAAACGTAGTGGTGGCACCCATGCTACCTAACGGAGTGCCAGTGGGCTCGACCCTCCTTCCCAACGGTAGTTACATGGCTCCTAACGGGCAAGTCTATGGACCTAATGGTGTTCTTGTGCAGCCACAAGCTAGCACACCACTTTTGGTCCCAGGCGTGTTCCCAGTGAGCCGGAATAGCCGGAGGGATTCCAAGGACTTCATTTCGCGTGCTGACGCAGATTTGACCGCACATACTGCTCGGAGCCTTTCGGGGATGGGTAGTACAACGCGGACTTTGACGCATGCCGGTGGGCGGGGTGATGATATCCATGGTTGGAGGCAACCTGTGTGGTTGTTGCGTGAACAACATCTGCTGTTTGGGAATTATGTTCCCGGACTCGAAGTAATGCCTGTGCCCCATCCCGGTGGCTGGCAGCACTACGGAGCAGTTGCGCGTAACTTTCGCAGGATACAAGACTGGATGGAGAGCATTGGTGGAGCTTTGATTGAAGATAAGTGATATGATGTCTTTCTTAGTGTTTGTTTTCCCACTTTCAGATTTTTGTCGCGTGAGTAATATAGAATTAATAGAGCTATAAAAGGCTGGTCTTATTCGTTCCCAGGACCTTTCCATATGTTTGGTTGGCTCAAGAACGTCATATCTATGTTGGAGATTCGATCTCCCCGTGTGATTGTGGTGTTTTATTTCACTAAAAAAAAAAAAAAAAAAAAAAACAAAGAGGGAA